CGGCATGGCAGACCTCCGGATTCGGGCGCAAGCAGTTCCTCCGCCACAGGAGCAAAATGGATGATTGACCACCAGCAGGCCACGGCCGTGTTCATCGACCACGTGCTTTGCCCACAGAGGAGGCGCGTGGAGGTCGTAGGGGAGCAGAGCATCGCCACCCTCGACCCGAAGTGGGAGCGGCCCTATGTGGCCCTTCTCGACGGAAAGCCGGTCCTCCGCAAAGAGTGGGGGACGCTCGTTGTCCTGCGCGGCCAGGTCCTCATTTTCGTTGATGTGGAAGCCCTCCCCCAGGGAGGCGGAGGAGGCTCGAACCCGGTCAGGATCATTGCCATGCTGGCCGTCGTGGCCCTTTCTGCAGGCGTTGCTTCGTGGATCGCGGGGGCACAAATGTTCGCTGGCGGAGGAACCCTTCTCGGGCTCGGAGGAGCTGCCTGGGGGGCTATCGGCGCGGGCGTGACCATGATGGTCGGCTCGGCCATCGTAAACGCTCTGGTTCCTGCGCAGGCCCTCCCGACCGCTTCAGCGGGGTCCACGCCGGCCGCTTCTCCGACCTACACCCTGACGGCCCAGGGCAACACCGCCAGGCTGGAGCAACCCGTCCCCGAGCACTTCGGGCGGATGCTGGCATATCCAGATTATGGCGCGCAACCCTATCAAGAGTTCCAGGGCAACGAGCAATACCTCTACTGCTTCCTGTGCATCGGCCGTGGCGAGTACAGCATCGAAGCCATCCGGATCGAGGACACCCCGATTTCGGAGTTCGAGGAAGTCGAATACGAGATCGTGGGCCCTGGCCAGGTCGTGACCCTTTTCCCGGCCAACGTCATCACCTCTGTAGAGGTCGGCGGCCAGGCCATGGACTACAACGTCCTGACGGGCGAGTTCGTGGTCAACCCGGCAGGCTCCCAGATCAACTTCATCGGCTTCGACTTCGTGACGCCCCGAGGCATGTACTACGCCAACGACAACGGGAGCCTGTCCGCCGTTTCCATCTCCGTGCAAGCCCATGTCTGCCGGATTGACAACAACGGGACCGAGATCGGGTCTTGGACAACCGTTGTAAACAAGACATACACCAAGGCCACCGCCACCCCGCAACGGTTTTCGGAGAAGGTCGCCGTCACCTCCGGTCGATACAAGGCGCGGGTCCTGCGCACCAACGTGGAGCAGACCGGGAGCCGCTACGGTCATAATATCGTGTGGGGAGGCCTCCGTGGGTATATTCAGGAGGCCCGCACCTACGGGGACACCACGCACCTGGCCATCAAAATGAGGGCCTCCAGCCAATTGACGAGCCTCTCCTCCCGCAAGTTCAACGTCATCGCAACGCGCAAGCTCCCGACATGGAACGGGCTGGCCTGGACTCCGAAGACGGCGACCCGCTCCATCGCCTGGGCCGCCGTCTATGTGGCAAAAGAGATCGGGTTCACAGACGCACAGATCGACCTCGACGCCTTCCGCATCCTCGACGCGCGGTGGGCACTCCGAGAGGACTTCTTCGATGCTCGTTTCGACACCACCATGGACGCCTGGACCGCTATCGCCAAGATCCTGGCCGCCGGTCGTGCCCGTCATTTCCTACAGGCCGGGACACTGCGCGTCTTCAGAGATCAGGCCGAAACCATCCCCGTGGCCATGTTCTCACAACGGAACATCCTCCCGAACTCGTTTTCAATCCGCTTCGCGCTCCCGTCCGAGGACATGGCCGACTGTGTCGACGTAAAGTATTTCGATTCGAGCGTGTGGGCGGAGCGCAGGGTCAGGGGGAAAACCGGGACCTCCGCCGAGTCAAAACCCGCGACACTCGATCTTTTCGGGGTGACATCCAGGGCCCAGGCGGCGCGAGAGGCCTTTTACCATGCGGCCACAAACGCATGGAGGCGGATGTTCATCAACTTCTCGACGGAAATGGAGGGCTTCCTCGTTTCCCCCGGGGATCTCATCGCAATCCAGCACGACATGCCCGCCTTTGGTCAGCACGGGGAGATCGTGGAGTGGAACCCCGCAACACTGACGGCCAGGATCTCCGAACCACTTACCTGGCAAGAGGGAGAAGTTCACTACATCGCCCTACGAAAAAAAGATGGCGGCCTAGTTGGCCCCTACACCTGCGCCAGGGGGGCAACGGACCACCACGTTTCCCTCGGGTCGGCTCCGGAGATCGATCCCTATACTGGGATGGACTACGAGCGGACCCATATCTCATTCGGGTGGGGCTCGACCGTTTACCTTCGGGCAAGGGTCCTCACAATCCGGCCCCGGTCCATGAATCAGGTCGACATAGAGGCCGTCAACGAGGACGAGAACGTCCATACCCTCGAACTAGGTCAGGCTGTCCCGAGTCCAGCCGTAAGCCAGTTGGAGGGCTACAGGCTTGCTCCGATTGTTCGCGGGCTGATCGGCCGATCCGTTGCCGGAGATCCGACAAAAATGCTTCTGTCCTGGGAGCCTTCGCCCTGGGCCGATAACTACATCGTCGAGCAATCCGCGGACGGAAACACGTGGACCCGCACAAACGAGCCCTCTGCAAACAACTGCACCGCAACGGCAATTTACGGAAACGCAACGATCGTCCGTGTGGCCGCCATGGGAGCGGCAAGGGGCCCCTGGGTTCAGATTTCATATGGAGACGTAGCCGACTATATGTGGTCGGCCAGCGGTTCAACTTTGATGTGGTCGGCCACAGATACCGACCGGATGTGGAGGTATTAAATGCCATTGCCAGCCGCAATAGACTTTAACGGTCCTGGCGTCACCGAGGCCGGATTCAAGACCGCCATGAGCAACCTGCTAGACTGGCTTGGGGGCGCGTCTTCTCCGGTCCTCAAAGCCAATGTGACAGCGACCTTGACCAAGGGCTTCGCCGCAGGAACCACAGCAGCCGCAAACGTAAGCGGGACATTCACGCCCGCCGTCACGGACGGGAATATCCGGAGTTTTGCACTGACCGCAAACGGAACACTGGCCTGTCCATCCGCCGCCGGGTCCTATGCGTTTGTGGTCAACCGTTCCGCATCGCTGTTCACGCTCTCGCTGTCCGGGTTCAACAAGGTATCAGGGACAGTCACGGGCCAGTGGGTACTCGTAAACGTGGTCAAAACCGCAACGCGTTCCGTCGCGTTCGTTGACAACATTTAGGTCGAGGCCGCCATGCTCATGCCGATCATCGCGCGCGGAAAAGGTCTGAATGCTCTCATCACCGGGACAATCGCCAACCTCAACCTGAAAACGTGGCTCATGTCGAGTTTGGGGTGGGACGGGACAACCCCGTACCCGATTGACGTTACCATCGACGCGTCCGCAATCATTTACGGTTCAACGACCGCAAACTATGCCCTCACGATTTCCGGGTTTCCGGCCGGGACGGTCCTGCGCCTCACAAACAACGGACGAATCCTGGGGGCCGGAGGAAAGGGTGGCAATGGCGGATACAATTATGACTACAACGAGACAACGTATTGTGTCGCAGGCACTCCAGGCGGGGCTGGTGGTAACGCACTGAGCGTGGCCTACGCTGTCAGCATCACAAATAACTACCGTATTTGGGGTGGTGGTGGCGGTGGTGGTGGCGGTGGAACACCGTCGATGGGCGCTGGCGGCTCCTGCGGTGGCGGCGGGGCAGGATACCCAGGAGGCCAGCCTGGCTGCACAGGGACGTATGGAGGGGGGGCAGGAACAGAAACCGCTGGCGGAGCTGGCGGCACATACAGTTACGACGGTGGTGCTGGTGGCGGCCCAGGGCTAGCCGGATCATCCGGTCAAAGCGCACCGTGCGCCGGTCCAGGCGCAGGCGGAGCCGCAGGCAAATACGCCGTAGGAAATTCGCACATCACATGGCTCGCCACAGGCGACCGCAGAGGAGGTGTATCATAATGTGGGAATGGCCGCAGAACACAGTTTTTGAGGGGTCCTGGCGCGGGCTGACCGGGGAAGACGGGAAGGTCGTCTGGCATGACATGAACAGCCCCGATCGGTGGACGGAAGACGAGCGGCTACGGTGGGGGGTCGCGTGGGTGGAAGACCAGACCCAGGAGCAGAGCCTGGAGGACCTCCTGGCCGCCAAGATGGCCGCGATCCAGGCCGGGAAAAACGCCGCCCGTGACGGAGGGTTCACCCTCGACGGGGTCCACTACGACTCGGACGCCGAGGCCCGCCTGGCGTATCTGGAGCTCGCCACCAAGCTGGCCCAGGACCCGACATACTCAACCCCGTGGAAGGCCTCCAAGGGGCAGTGGGTGACGATGGACGCGGCCCTTTTCGCAGACCTTCAGCCCGCATACGAGGCTCATATCCAGGCCTGCTTCGCCTGGCAGGCAGAGCAGGAACAGGAGCTCGCCCAGGCCTACGCGGCCGAGGACAGGGCGGCCATGGAGGCCGTTT